CTCGCGGGGAGCTTTCTCAACAACATCCCATAGGATACAAATTGCTATGACATACGATGAGGCTGTAGCGGCTTTAACTTCTTTGAAAGTATCTCTGAATCAGTGGATGCATGATCAGAACCGACTAAATGCCGATTTTGAAAAAGCATCTGCTCAACTTAGCCGTAATAAAATCGCCCATGACAAATGGGTGGCTAAAAGAGCTAAGAGACAGAGTAGCAAAGTTAAACGTGACCGACCAACAAGTCGATGGACGGGATTAACACCCCGCCTAAAAGGCCAACCGGTCTGGTACGCGCGTGCCGGGGAAACTTCTCCATATGGACGAGTCCTCGAACGCATAGAGCGTCGAATTCTCAGACGTGAACAACGTCAAAAGTTTCACGCAAAATCGTTAGCTTTGCATAAGCGCCAAAAAGCGTACTCATATTGGCTACGCACCTGGCGGAGATACTGTGAAGCCTTGTCGTCTAGTAAATCTAGACAACGAACGAGGATAACAGATTATCATTTCTCGTATCAGTCTATTCTGGGGACTCATTATTCTCGTCCCACAGAACGGAGTGGCTGGACAAAAGTCTTAGACACTCAAACTCCATCGGCAAATTACCCCCATGATCAAGAGGATACCTTTGATGTTTTACATCCAGGTCCTCCCTATTCTGTTGACGGGACGTTTCGAAATTCGAAACGACATTTTCCTGCACAACAGATTCTCAGCCCTGGTGATTATTACAATTACAATCGGCTGAAAAGATACTCGGGTGGTTTCATCATCAACCCATCTTTTCTTAGTACTGGATGGGATGAGTTGTATACCGATGCTAATCGATCGTATGTCTCTTATGGTGCTCAAGGTTGGAATAAATTTCGACCTAATAACCCTGCCGTTGGGCTCGGAGTTGATCTTGTTGAGATCGCCGAGATTCCAATGATGTTTAAAAACCTCGCCAAGTCTTTTAATGATACTTGGAAGGCCCTTAAGGGCAAGGGATCGAGGAAGATGATTTCTCCCTCCCGCCTTTCAGCGGAATTTTTAGGTGTCAACTTCGGTTGGATTCCGTTTCTTAGTGATGTTCGTGATATGGTCGAAACGACCGAAAACTTACAATCACTAATGAAACAACTCCGCAGTAAAAACGGAGTATGGAGTCATAGGGGGGGTACCATAACCTCCTCTGTGGATACAGAAGTAATAGCTCACTCCGATACGCAGACCAAACATTGGCCTGTTTTGACGGGTGATTATTACCAAAATATCGCACAGTCTGGAAGCTACAAGGTAATCAAACGCACTTCACGACGGATTTGGTTTTCCGCCAATTTCAGGTACTATTTTCTTCCTAGTACTCTGGATGATGAGGGGTTTGATTTTAATTTCAAGCGCCATTTATATGGGCTTGAATTATCTCCAACCTTACTGTGGCAAGCAATGCCATGGTCTTGGCTAGTTGATTGGTGGAGCGGTTTTGGTTATGCTTTCCAAAACATCGACACCAACCTAGCTGACTCACTGGTTTCCCAGCACGCGTGTGTCATGGGCCATGAGAGTACCGTATATTCGGTTGAATCCGAATGTCGGTTATATGATAAAACTCTCAACGATACCCTATCTTACTCCGTTGAACACGGAGCGAGAGATATCGCGTCACCTTACGGATTTGGGTATACCTGGCAAAACCTCAGTGTGAGGCGCCTGGGTATACTGTCCGCTCTAGGTATTACTCGTCTAGGGCATTTAGTTCATTAATTTAACCCTTTCGGAGAATTTCCCATGTTATCAGATCCACAATCAGTTACAATTGGTAGCACACCCGGGGCAGTTTCTTGTCCCCGTGTTATTGTTGATGGCCCAAAAGCCATCTATCGTTCGGCTGATGATACTGTTAACTTAACAGTGTCACACCTTGAGACGAAGGACGGTCGCACGCGACATTTGGCCCGGATTGACCGGACCGTCGTAGCTGCCGACCCCATCTCGGCACTGAACAGTTCGAAAACTGCCTCAGTGCATGTGGTTATCGATCAACCCTCTTTTGGGTTTACCGATACTCAGTTGTACGAAATGTTTGGAGCCTTAAATGGTTGGCTCCTCGCAAACACCGGTGCTATCTGCTACAAGATCCTCGGAAACGAGATCTAAACGCAGTGATGCGGTAGCGTTGTAACAATTGGACTGTGTCCAACGTGGATCTTTGGGCTGGAAGGCTACCTTCTAACAAGAGGAACCTTGAAAAGCCATAAGATTATCCTGATGGGTGTGATGACGCACATCTATAAAGATGTTTGTCTCACTTGTGCTGTTGAGCCTCAAGAAAGAGACCTCGATGTTATGAGATCTCGGATCGAACATGAAGGGTTATCCTTTTTGACGATAACTCTTCCAGCACTTGGAGCTGATGTTGAATTAGCTCTTCGTGATGGGGTCATTGACTCTACAAGCTTCCGAAGCTTCAGGAAGGTTGGAAGAATCCCCGCATTCTTACGAGGTATCTTCAGCCAATTGTTCGATATTGAGACAGGTGAGGTAAAGCATGATCTATATAACCACGCTACCCTCGTATGGGGACTTAGGCAGTTGGCCTATGTCTTCAAAAAGGTACGCATCGAATGTAGCGAAAGCCGCAAGGCTGCCGCTGTTCGAAAATATTTATCCTCAGAGACTGATTTATCGAGTCGTGAGGTGATAGATGAAAAACATAGAATCTTTCGTCTTGTATCTCACCTACTGTGGAATGGTCTTATATGGGGTTTTAACCCTTACACGACTACTCCACGACACGGGCCCGGTTCAACCGCCGACCGCATTACTGGAAACAGTAAATACAATCGGATGGATTGGACTCAAAGGCTTGAGAATTACTTCCCTATTCTATCTAACGCATTTCATAATGAAAGCGTTTTTGATAGTGAGGAATTCAAGCACTTTCGGGTCAAGACAGACGAAGAAGAACTCCCCGTAAGGGTAGTTTTCGTCCCGAAGACTCTTAAATCGCCCCGCGTGATAGCGATCGAGCCTTGTTGCATGCAATATGCGCAACAGGCAATTTCGGGATATCTCATTGATTATCTCGAATCTAAGTGTGATTTGACAGCTGGTCATATTAATTTTACTGACCAATCAGTTAATCAACGCTTAGCCTTGCACGCGTCTAGGGATAGTAGTTTTGCTACTATTGATTTGTCTGATGCATCCGATCGCGTCCCATGGACTGGAGTACGAGATATGCTATCACCGTATAACGGTAATATGCAGAACTCGACTTCCGACGTGGGCTTTGATCTTATTAACGCGATTGATGCATGCAGATCTAGGAAAGCGCTGCTTCCCGATGGGAGAGTACTCTCTCTAAAGAAGTTTGCGTCAATGGGGTCAGCTCTGTGTTTCCCTGTCGAATCGATGTATTTCTTCACATTATGTGTGATAGCATCGTTAGAAGAGAAACAGCTTATGCCAACCTATCGTAATGTACGATTAGTATGTCACGATATCTACGTTTACGGCGACGATATTATCGTTCCGACTAACGTGGCCAATAAAACTATCAGCACTCTACAAGAATATTACTGTAAAGTGAACTCTAGCAAGACATTTTTAACCGGAAAATTCCGGGAGTCTTGTGGTGTTGACGCGTATAACGGAGATAATGTATCTCCTATTTATATACGTGAGTTACCACCTGATAGTTTGCGGAATGCCAAAGCTATAATTAGCTGGGTAGAAACTAGCAACCTGTTTTATTTTCAAGGCTGCTGGCAGACATCCGCGTTTCTACGTAAACATGTAGAACGTTACACAGGTGAACTACCTGTTGTGGGTAAAAATAGCCCGGCGTTAGGTGTACATAGTTTTCAAAAGTTTGGCTCTGTCGATAGATGGAGCCAAGATCTCTTTCGCCCAGAAGTAAGGGCGTACGGCAAATCATCTGTGTATTACGATGATCCGCTCGAAGGCTATGCTGCACTAACTAAGTGTTTGTTGCGCTTGGAGCACGGAAGCTCTGAGATCGCGAGCGATCATTTAGCGAGATCCGCACGGCACGGCGCCGTTGCACTCAAAAGCCGGTGGTTGCCTACTTATTAGGCATAAAACAAAGGGGGAT